ATCCAGGGCGTGAGCGCCGGCGCTGCGGCCTTCCAGCAGATGATCAACTTAGCGCAGCGGTTGGGGATCGAAGTCCTGCCGCTCGCCGAAAACTTCCGGCGGTTTGATGCCGCGACCCGTGGGACGTCTATTCAGGGTGAGCAGGCTGCCCGCATCTTTGAAAACATGGTCGTGGGCATGCGGGCCATGGGGGCTAGCTCGCAGCAGACCGAGCGCGGCCTCCTCGCCCTCCAGCAGATGGTATCCAAAGGCATCGTCTCGCAGGAAGAACTGCGGCAGCAACTCGCCGAGGCCATTCCGGGGGCTACGCAGATTGCGGCGCGGGCCTTTGGGATGACGACCCAAGAACTCAATAAGATGATCGAGAAGGGGACGGACAGTATTGAGTTTGCCCGGCGCTTCAGTGAGCGATTTCGCATGGAGTTCGGCACGGCCGTGGCGACCGCGGTGGATACGGCTGCGGCGGCGTTTCAGCGCTTGGCCAATGAGATCAAACTGGCCGGAGAAACGATCGCCGCCTCCGGGCTCCTCGATACGCTGCGGAGCATGGCCGAGGCCGCCACGACGCTCCTGGCCACCGTCCGCAAGGCGCAGGAGGAACGCAGCCGGGAAGCGGGTCCCCCGGTCGGCGCCCTCCCGCAAGGGGGCATGGGCTTGCCGCCCGCCATTCGGGAGCGGCAAGCCGAGTTACAGCGCTTGCAAGAGCAGATTACGGGCGCCCAGGCGGCGCAATTGGTCGAGGGCATGCTGCCCGGCTTTGCGGGACCGATTACGGCGGAGGAGCGGCGGGCCATTCGGGACCGGCTCCAAGCCCTCCAGGCCGAACAAGCCAAGGCGATGGCCGAGTTTCAACAGAAACTGCAAGCGGAAGGCTTTGGACCGGGGGGGCAAGTCGGCTTTAAGTTCGAGATTGCGGCGGACGAACGGCCGCTGCAAGCAGCGGAAGACCGCTTGGCGAAAATCCTGGAACAAGGGCGCCAGCAACTGCGCGATATTGACCTGAATGCCCCGTTTCTCTCCGCGCTGGACGTGGCGGACCAGAAGTTCAAAGCCTGGGAAAAGACGCTCAAGGCCGTGCAGGAGGAAATTGGCAAACTCGGGGAAGGGCTGCGCCGCACGATCACGCCGAGTGGGGCGCCCAACTCGCTCGACGCGCTGATTGAGCGGATCGCCGGCGAAAAAGGGCTCGATCCGACCCTCATGCGTGCCTTAGTCGAGCAGGAATCCGGTTTTAATCCGCAGGCCGTCTCCCGTGCGGGGGCGCGGGGGCTCATGCAACTCATGCCCGGGACCGCCGCCGCGTATGGCGCCGGGGGCCGGGAGTTCGATCCCGAAACCAATCTGCGCGCCGGCATGACGTATTTTGCCGAGCTCCTCCAGAAATTTAACGGCAACGTCGAGCGCGCCCTCACCGCCTATAATGCCGGGCCAGCTCGCGGGGGTATTCCGCTCCCGACCGGGGAAAACGCGACCTTTGCGCAGGATGTTCTCCGGCGCATGCCGCAGACCATGCAGGGCATGCTCGACGCCGCCGGGCGCCAGCAACGGGCATTGGAAGCGGGGCAAGAGGCGCAGACGCCCGACCGTGAGCGCATGCAGCAAACCATGGCGACGGGCCGCGAGGCCCTCCGGGCCATTGACGAGGAAGAGCGGCAGCAAGACGTCGACGCGCGCGAACGGCGCCAGCAGGCCATGGCGACGGGGCGCGAATATCTCCGTGCCCTCGACGAGGAAATGCGCAAGCGGGATCAGGCCGTCGAGAGTCTCAAGCGCTTAGAGCAGCAATACTCGCTCACGGCGGATGCCCGCAAGGAAAGCGAGGCCGCGCGCCTCGCAGCCCAGTTTCCCCAGGATGAGGAAATCCAAAAACGGGCCGAAAACGTCCGGCTGCTCATTGAAGAAAAGCAAGCGATGGAGAGCAGTTTTGCGGCGATTAAGGCCCGCACGGATGCGCAGCGTCAGGCGCAAGAGACCGCCGACGCGATGACGCAGAGCATACAGGGCACGCTGGAACGCGTGCGGGCGCCGCGCGAGGAGCGGACCGAGGTCCGCCTCCGGGCGCAAGCGCGACGCCAAGGGGTGGAGTTGACGCCCGACGATGACGCGCGCCTACGCGCCATTACCGCCCAAGAACGCTTTAACGAGATCATGCAAGTCACGGAGCGGATTGGCGACACGGTCGCGCAGACCCTCACGCAGGGCCTGCTCACGATTATTGATGGCACGCAGCGGGTGGGCGATGCGTTTAAGCTCATGACGAAAAGCATCCTCGACTCGATTGCGCAGATTACCCTCAATGAAGGGTTTAAGATGCTCATCCGCCTCGGGCTGACGGCGATTGGGACGGCGCTCGCTCCCGGGACGGCCGGCGCGGCCGCCGGGAATCAAGCGGCCCTCGGCATTGCGCCGGGGACAACGTTTGTCCAGGCACAGGGCGGGGCCATTGTGAACCGCCCGACCGCCATCCTCGCCGGCGAAAACCCCGCGATGAATCCCGAATACGTCCTCAATCGGCCGCAGATGCAAGCGCTCATGAGTGGGGCCATGCGTGCGGCGCCCACGGCCGGTGGGCAAGCAATGGGGGGCGTGACGGTGATCAATGTAGCCAATCGCGAACAAGCGGCCCAAGAGGCCGCGCGGGAGAGAGCCCTCGGGAAAGCCGTCATCATCAACGAAGTGCTGAACGAAATCAGTCAAGGGTCGGGGTCGCGTATCGCGCGGACGTTACAAGCACTGCGATAAGAAAGGTATAGCAAGTGCCGGTCTACCCGATTGATCCCATACCGTCGAGCATCTCCGTTGCCGCGATGCAAGATCCCATGCATACGTACCTGACCGACCAAGGCTATGAGGTGCGTCGGTCGAAGCATAGCCGGCCCTTGCGCCAGTATCAGCTGGAATACCTAGGGCTGACGACCCCGCAGATGCGCGTCCTACGGGACTTCCTGCTCCAGCAGCGTCTGGGCGTGCTGTCGTTTGAATGGCTGCACCGCACCGGGGGGGATCGCGTCAACTATAGCAATACGACGCCCGTAATCTGCACGCTCCAGCACAGCTACGTCACCAATCAGTGGCTCTGGATCAATGGCGCGACGCATGGCGGGCTGAACGGGTTCTGGACGCTGACGCGCTTCGATTCTACGAGCTTTGCGCTCAATGGCTCGGCAGCGCAGGGCGGGACGGGGAGTGCCATCGCCGTGCCGTATCTGCCCAATGCGACGGCCCGCTTTGCGCAAGATGTCATGGAACCTGCGGTGAAGTTGATTGGTCCCGAGGCGGCGGATGTGTTCACGCAAGGGCGCGGGCGATTTAACATGGTGGTACTTATTCAGGAACAGTTCTAAATGCCACGCATTCTCTCAGCGGCGCTTCTGCGGGAAAAGAACCAGCTGCAATCGGATCATGTCATTACGTGGCTCTTTCAAGTCGATATATTAGGCGCCCCAGTACCCTATCGACTGGTGAATTATGACCAGGACATTCAGTTTCATGGGATTTGGTATAACCGCTATAGCGTGGACGTGGACGCGCTCGAAGACGCCACGAGTCAATCCCTGGTGCGGCTGCGGGCGACGGTGGGCAACGTGGATCAGGCGTTCATCTCATTACTGGAGCACTATTGGGGGCCGGATGCTCCCTGGGTCGTGACCATCTGGCCGATTGATACGCAGCAGCCCGACGCGACGCCCTTTGGTACGGGCGAAGTGTTTCAGGTGGTGCAGGTGGCGACGGACTTTCTCACGGCGGTGGTGGATTTGCAGGCGGAGGGCATTACGCTCACGGGCACGATCCCGAAGCGACGGTTCACTCAGTCCGGGGGCTTTCCAAACATACCTAGAAGGCTTAACTAGTAAAGTTCTATTATATATGATTCCATGTCTTCCGATGAATGATGCACTGAATAGCAAATTTCGAGACGCCATAATATTCGCCAAGATCGTGCATCGTGATAAAGCCCTCCGCATAGCAGGCACGAATGTCCAGCACCTGTTGCGCGGTCAGCTTGGCTTTGTGGTGCTGTTCGCCGCGTGGAAACGCTTCAGGCTTCGTATGGATACCCGTCGCCTTGCCGCGTGCCTGGCGTCCTTTGTTCACGGCATCTTGGCGGTTGCTTTGCCACGTACCTGGCCAGAGGTGCAGCGGGTTGCAGCAGCTAGGGGTATCGCAATGGTGAGCAATCAGCAAGCCTGGCAGCAATGGTCGAGCATTCCAAAGTTCATATATCACATGGGTTGCTCTCAGCGTCAGATGTTTGCCGTGAAAGGTCAGCGTAAATTTGCCATACCCATCTTGATCCGTACTTTTCAGCCATGGCCAGCAGCAATACACACAGTCCTCGCCATGGCCGCATTGCTGAATCGCGCTCCACAAGCGTTCCAGAAACGGCAACCTGGGCGGGACGCCGTGTGCATGCCGATGGGCATTGACGAGTCTATTCCAGCAGGTACGGCAATAACTATTCTTGCCGTCGCCGCGTTGCGTATTGGTACCAAAGTCTTCCAAGGATTTGACCAGATGACAGCGGGAACACGGTTTCTCAGTGCGGTGGCGTTTCATAACGTGACCTCCTGGATCACAGGTGCATCGTTGTGGGAAGTGGCTGGCAGGCGATGAACTCTGCCCCGGTTTCGAACCCGGTGCCACTCGACAGAAGAGTATAGCAGGTTATGAACAGTATTGTTATCCCTGAGATTGAGCCCTTAGTCGAGCCCTTACTGGGCTTGTCCTATGCCGAGTGCCACTGTTGGGACCTGCTGCGTCGGCTCTATGGGCAAGGCTGGGGGATTGACTTGGACGCCGATCCCGCTACGGCGGCCGCACAGGTGCAAGAAATCTGGTTTCAGCATGACGAGCGCGACCCGCTCAGCCTTATGCAGCCGTGGGATATCTTGATTCTGAAGACGACGGGCATGGCCTCAAGCCATGTCGGGGTGGTCGTCAATCGTGTGCATCTCATCCATACGAGACAAAGCGTAGGCGTATGTTTAGAACCCTTGAAACGCTGGGCGCCCCGCCTCATGCAAATGGCGCGGTTGCGGCGGCTCCTGTAGCCACGGTCACCTGTCTCCTGGTGCTGTCGCCCCTGCGGGCAGCCGATGGGCGCCTGCGCGTACAGCGCGAGGTCTTTCCAGCGGGCGATACGCTCGACGCCTATCTCCCCGAGGGGGAAGCCCTGCGCCATGTCACCGTGAACGGGGCGACGATTCTCCCCGAGCATTATGCGCGCTACGTCCCACAGGCCGGGGATGAAATCTGGCTCTGGCCGACGTGGGGGATTACGGGCGGCATTCTCGAAATCCTGGTGCCGATTCTGATTGGCCTGGCCGTCTCCGCCGCCTCCCATTTCCTCTTTCGTCCGAAGCCCCTCCTGCTCCCCCAGCAAAATCAGATGAGCGGGGAGTCCGAACGGACCTTCTCCTTTGAGGGCATTCGCACGGCGATTGGCCCGGGCGCCGTGGTCCCGGTCGTCTATGGGCGCCACCGCATTGGCGGGCAACTCCTCCTCGCCACCGTCGACCAGGCTGCCGTCGTCCTGGATGATGGCACCGCGGCCCACACGGCGACGATCAGCAACGTCACGCATGGCGCGCCCTCGGACATTGTCTATGTGACGGCGCCTGGTCACGGCTTTGTGACCGGGCAGGTGGTGTTTATCCAGGGCGTCCAGGGCAAAACGGAAGTCAATACGACCTGGGCCATCCACGTGGGCGATGCCGATACGTTCGTGCTCGATAGCTCGTGGGCCGTCGGCATCACGCATCCCTACCAGGGGGGCGGGACGGCCACGCTCTACAATCAGGGCTCGCGCACCTACCAGGCCATCACGAATCCGCCGACGCTGACGCTCATGATTGCCCTCTGTGAAGGCCCGATTGACGCGGTGCTGACCGACACCATCCAGATTAACGGGCAACCCCTGGCGAACTTTCCCGGCGTGCAGGTCTATACCGGCCTCGGCACGGCCACGCAGCCCGCCTTTGCCGAATTTGGCGGCGCCCGGAACACGTTTGCGGACGGGCGCGACATCGGCGACACCCCCCTGACCTATACCTCCAATGCCGCCCTGCATGCCTTTATTCTCAATCTCGTCTGGCCCGAAGGCCTCTATTTTCTCAACGACAAGGGCGAAAAGCACAACAACAATGCCGTGCTCCAGTATCGCTATGCGCCGGCAGGCACCGGCAGTTGGTCGGAGTGGTCCGTCTTTCAGGTCCAGGCCGACCGCACGGCCACCGTGCGCCTGGGCGTACGCCGTGAGGGGCTCCCGTATCAGTCCTACGATATTCAAATCCAGCACCTGCGGGCGGGGAATACCGATGAACTCCGGGCACGATACAAGAGTGTGCTCGAAAGTGTCACGGAGTATATCCCCGACACCTACGCCTATCCCTATACCGCCTGGCTGGGCTTACGCGCGCTGGCGACGGATGCCTTGCGGGGGGCCTTGCCCAACGTGACCGTGGAGGTACGGGGCCGTCAGGTGCGTGTGGGCTCGCTGGCCGTGCCCGAAACGTGGTCCGATAATCCCGCCTGGTGCGTCCTCGATGCCTTGACCAATGCGCGCTATGGGACGGGCGTCCCGGACGGCGATATTGACCTGACTGCCTTTGCCCTCTACGCGGCGTACTGTGATCAGGCCATTCAGGGCGAGCGGCGCCATACGCTCAATTACGTCCTCGACCGCGAGATGCGGGCCCAGCAATTTTTCCTCGAAACCATGGGCGGCTCGCGCGGCATCCTCCTCAAAACGGCCGGGCTGTGGACGCCGCGTCCGACGCGGGATGAAACGCCGACGTGTCTGCTGTCCTGGACGTCCGTCAGTAATGTGCGCCTCACCTATATCCAGGACGTCGATGGCATCAACGTGGTGGAAGCGCGCTTTGCGAGCGAGGCGCAGGACTTTGAGCAAGACGTTATTACGTGGCCGGCTCTAGCGCAGTGGCCGCCCGAGGTCCATAAGCATAGTTTTGACTTGCGCGGCGTGACCAAGCCGAGCCGGGTCATGCGCGCGCTCCAGTATGAACTGAATCGGCGGCGCTTTGAAAATCTCCTGCTGGAGATGGACTGCTCCCTCGAAGCCCTGCCGTTGCAACTGCATGATCTGTTTCGGTTTGCCCATCCCTTACCGGGCTGGGGCACGTCAGGCCGGATTCAACAGGGCTCCAATGCGGCCGTCCTGGAAGTCGATGAAGACTGCCTCTTTGAGCAGGATCTCACGTATGTGGTGTACGTGCGTCACGAAGACGATACGCTCGAAGCCCGCGAGCTGCTTACGATGACCCTGGGGCCGACGCGTACGCTGTATCTCGCGTCGCAACTCAGTTTCTTTCCCGTCCCGCGCACGTCGACGTTTGTCTTTGGGACGCTCACGACCAATGCCAATACGCGCACCTTTCGCGTCACGGGCCTGCGCCGTAAAAACGATCTGACGGTCAGTGTCGAGGCCCTCATTCACAACCCGAGCATCTATGATGAGGCGGTCGCCTCGCCGCTGGGCGTCATTACGACGCTGTTTAACCCCGAAGGTCCGCCGCCGCCGCTCCTGAGTCTCGTGGCGACGGAAGTCACGCGGATTCAGACGAGCGGCGCGAGCCTGCGCGTCATCAATTTGTCGTGGGACGTGGCCCCCCTCAGTAGTGGGTATGCGCTGTATGGGGGCGCCATGATCTTGCGCCGCGTGCTGCTCGCGACGGGGCAACTCGGCCAGGTCGAGGCCGGGACGATTGGGGCTGGGGCCATTAGTGACCCCAATGACCCCAACTATAACTATACGCCGGTCACGCAGGTGCGCGGGCATGTGCTCGATTGGGATGACTACACCGCCATCAGTGGCTCGACGTATCAGTACCGCGTCGTCCCCATCTCGCACCTGGGCGTGCCGAACAACATTGGCGCGCGGGAGGTGGTGATTCATGTCGCCGGCCCTACGACGCCGGGGTACTTCCCGGGGACGCCGCGCAACCTCCGCCTCCAGGGGCAGGCCGTCGGGGTGACGAGCTGGGAAGGCCGCGACCTGCATGTGGAGTGGGATACCGTGGCGGAGAGTCCGCTGTTTAGCGAGACGTTCTTTGTCGCCTTCTACATCGTCCAGGTCTGGGCGCCGGGACAACTCTATCTGTTGCGGGCCTATAACGCGCCCCTGGCCCCCGCCGGCCAAAGCGTCCAGTGGACGTATACGCACCAGCAAAATGAAGAAGACCAGATTCGCAGCGGCTACGCCGGCGCGCGCCGGGAGTTACAGGTGATGGTCTGGGCGGTCACCAATACGGGGCTGCTCTCGCTGGACCCTGCCGTCATCGTCGTGAGTAATGCGGCCCCCGATATGGGGAACATTCTGCCGGAAACGCTCGCGCTGTTTGAGGCGGCCCGCGTCGACTGGAAACAATGGGTGCGGCCGCGGGATTTCGATCATTTTGTCGTCCTGCTCGATGGGGGCAATCCGCCGACCATTCCCAATCAGACGCTCGGCATCGATTTCCAGGTGCTGCTCATTCCCGATCTGCTCGCGGGCGTGACGTATTATGTCCAGATTATCCCCTATGACTCCTTTGGCCCCGGCATTCCCAGTCAAATCGCCTCGTTTACGCCGGTGGCCCTCACGGCGGACAAGCTCGACAATACGCCCCCGGCCGTCCCGACCGGCTTCCGCCTCACCACCGGGACCGATGCCAGCGCCGACGGGACCGTGATGACCTTTGTGCAGGCGCACTGGGACCCCCAGTTTGAAGAGGACCTGGCGGGCTTTCAACTCTCGTTTCGGGTGGCCTCGCCCAACATCCCGACGGTCGTGCGGCCGGGGCGCTTTGATACGACCTACAAAATGTATGTGCCCGGCAATGTCACCGTGTTTGCCAAGATCGCCTCGATTGATCGCCTGGCGAACCTCAGTGTGTATACCGATCCCGAGATCTCCATTACGACCGGCCGCGATGGGACGCCGCCGAGCCCGGCCGCGAACCTGTATGCCGTCGGCACCGTGCAAAAGATTGCGCTCCTCTGGACGCCGCCCGGCGATCTCGATTACGACTACTGTGAGGTCTGGACGTCCGGGCTCAACGATCGGAGTACGGCGGGCGTCATCGGCCAGGGCAGCTACAGCTTTGAACATACCGGGTTTGTCGCCAATCAACGCGCCTATTACTGGATTCGCCCCGTCGATACCTCCGGCAATGTGGGCCCGTTTCACCCGGCCTCCCCCACGGCGGGGGTGACGGCGGTCGCCGGGCAACTCGATGACACCTTCATTAGCTCGCTCGTGGCCACGAAAATCCTCACCGGGAAACTGACCGCGCTCGTGAGTATTGGGGTGGCCGACCGCGTCTATATTGATGGCACGAATAGTTTGATGGTCATCCGGGATCAGTATCTCGGCAATAACCGCGTGCTGCTCGGCAAGTTGGGGCCGTTGTCCGATCAGTACGGCATTCAGATTTTTAATAATATCGGCGGCCTGATGTTTGATGCCAATGCGGAAGGCGTGACGGCGGCGGGGATTAAAACCGGCGTCATTAATGCCGGCCATCTACGCACCGATACCGCCGTCATTACGGGGGTCGCCCAAATTCAAGACGCGCTGATTCGCGATGCGCACATTCTGGACCTCGCTGCCGATAAGATTATCGCGGGGACGATTAATGCGCAGATCTACCTCGGGGGGCCGCTGGCGGGCGCGATCGCGCCGATTACGCTCGACGGCGTGAATCGCCAGATCATTATCCGCGATGACAATGGCACGATTCGGGTCTGGATCGGCCGGATTGCGGCCGGGCCGACGGATTATAGCATCCTGATCTATAAGGCCGATGGCTCGCTCATGTGGAGTCCGGACACGGGGGCGCAAACGGCGGGCATTGCGCCCGCCGCCGTCATTACCAACACCATCCAGGACAATGCCGTCACCAACAGTGTGTCCTATAACGACATTGTAGGGTTGAGCGTGACGGTGAGTGAAACGGCACTCGCGTCGCTGGTCTTTGCGCTGAACGCGGGCGATCAGGTCTGGATGACGCTCACCGCCACCGTGAGCGTGGCCACGAGTAGCGATGCCTGTTATTTACGGATCCGCGAGGATAGTGTGGCGGGTGGGGAGTTGACCTATGGGCAGATGATTGGCAGTTTTCGCTCGACGATGGTCGTGCAAGCGGTCTATACCGCCCCGAGTAATTTCTCGGCGAAAGCGTTTGTGGCCACGTTCATGAACGGCACGGGGACGAATGCGATTGGCGCGGATCATATCAAAATGGTCGGCTTGCGGAGGCAGCGCTGATGGCCTATCTGCTCAAATACCGCACGGACGATGGCAGCATTGTCGGGATCTGGGAAAGTACGACGCGGGCCTTTGTCGAGGCCCAGCGCGGCCTGGACGAGCCTGGCATCGGGTATCTGGTCCGTGACGAGACGCCGCCCCCGCGCATGCAGGAGCAGTGGCGCGTGCTCGGGGACCAGGTGGTGCAGGACGTCCGCCCGCGCCCCATGCAGCCGCAGGGACTCCCCCTCGCCGGCGCCGGGGTGACGCTCGACACCCTGGTCGCGCAGGTCGCGGCCCTGACGGGACGGGTGGAGGCACTCGAAGCCGCGAAAGGACAGGTCTAACATGGCCCAGCTTGGGGCGGGGATCGGAACGGGCTACCCAGGCGTCATCGACACGCGCCAGACGTTTATCAATGCGGGACCCATAGCCCCTGATAGTGCCAGCCGACTTGATTCTGAAGTGATTAACGATAGCCTCGCGGCTACGGTGGCGGTGCAGACGACCTTGGGCACGAATCCACAAGGCACGTTTGGCTCCGTGGCGGCTCGGCTCCAGCAGTTCCTACCGGGCGGCGGCGAGAGTCCCCTCTTTTTCACCTTCAATGCCACCACCAGCGTCACCATTGCCGGGACCACGCATCGCCTCGGCACGGCCGCGCCCCTCTTCCAGGCGTACAATGCCGAAACGCCGCGCCAGGTCATTCAGCCCAATACGGTGGCGATTAATACGCTCACCTATGATGCGACCTTTACGTTTCTAACGCCGCAAACGGGGATCATCAGTCTAGCGGCCCCGAGCCCCCAATATACGGTGTCGTTTACCAATCAGACGACCGTCAGCATTCTCGGCAGCACCCACGCCCTCGGGACCGCCGATCTGCTGGTGCGCGTCTATACCGTAAGCGGAAGCCAGAATATCCTGACGCAGGTGCCCGTCAGTATTGCGCCGGCAACGGCAGACGTCACCGTGACGTTTGTCACGCCCGCGAGTGGGACGATCATTGTCAGTGCGGCCGGGCCGCGCTTTGTCGCTACCTTTACCAGCGCCACGACGGTGACCGTTCCCGGGGCCACGCATGGGCTCGGGACGGCGGCGCTGCTCTTTGCCGTGTATGACAATGCGAGCCCACGCCAAAGCCTGCTCCCCAACAGCATTACGGTTGATCCCAATAGCTTTGACGTCGTGATGACGTTTGTCACCCCGACGAGTGGACGACTCCTCATTGTCAAAGCCACCGCGATTACCGGCACCGACTTTGAGATCCGGGACGCGGGGGTGACCAATGCGTCCGCCGTACGCGTGTTGAGTGACGAGGGCGCCCTGCTCCTCCAGATGGGCAGCGGGGAGGTGGTCGAAACCCTGAGTAAAACAGGCAGTGTGGTGCAGCGTGTCGATAACAGCGGCAATCTGACGATTACCGGCACGGCGACCAAGCCCGGCGGCGGCAGTTGGCTCAGTCCGTCGGACGAGCGCCTGAAAAAGGACATCGAGCCGTTTGTCGAGGGGCTCGACGTGCTCCTGGCGCTCGATCCGATCTGGTTTCGCTACAACGGCCAGGGCGGGATTCCGATCACGCGGCAGCGCCATATCGGCTTGCGGGCACAAGCGGTCCAGGCCGTCGCGCCCTATATGGTCACGAGTCGCCGGGGGGTCTTGACGCCGAACAGTGCGGAGACCGACCTCCTGGCCCTGGATACGGAGGCCCTGCCGTATCTGCTGCTCAATGCACTGAAAACGGTGTCGCAGCTCCTGGAGACGGCACGCCAGGACAAGGAGGCGCTGACGGCGCGCGTGACGGCGCTGGAAGCCCTCGCAGCCCAAGGAGGGACGGCATGAGAAACGCGATAGGCCTGGCACTGGCGCTCCTGGGCCTCTGGAGTGTGCCGGTGTGGGCCCAAGGCCAGTTTTTTAACTCCAACCTGACGGTCGCGGGCACGATCAATGCCGGGACGGCAACGGGGAGCGGCAATGCGTTTGTGTTGACGCTCAACCCGCCGATCGCGGCCTATGTGACGAATCAGTGCTTTATGTTCGCCGCGAATCATACCGTGACGGGCGCCGCGACGCTCAATATCAATGGGCGGGGCGTCAAAGCGCTGCGGAAGTTTGTCTCGACGGTGTCGACTGACTTAGCGGCCAATGACATTGCCAATGGGCAGATTATTACGGTGTGCTACGATGGTACGAACATGCAGCTGACCGGCGGGGGACCCGGGGGCAGTGGCGGCGGGGGCGGGGGCGGGAGTATTCCCGCCTTTGTGACGGCCACCGCGGCCCTCAGTGCTCATGCCCATGCGGGAGGGCTCTAGGATGCGCGGACGACGACTGATGGCTTGCCTGGCCCTGCTCGGGGCCTGCCTCGTGGGGCAGAGTGAGGCCGCCGTAACCCCCAATAGTCCGGTGTTTATGCAGACGCCCACGGTGGGCAAGGTGCAGTTTCTCCAAGGGACGGACTCGGCGGGCACCTATAAAACGCTCTATACCGCCGTGACCCCGGGCAACGGCGCCCGCTGTAATGCCCTGTGGCTGACTACGGATGACGGGACGGCGACCCATCTCGTGACCGTACAGGTCGTGGCGGGCGGGATACGCTTTGGCGGCGTGGCAGCCCTGACTACCTTCAGCCAGGGCTTTGCCAATGGGGTGCCGGCGCTCAACTTGTTCGCGCCGGCGCTCTGGCCGGGCTTGCCGCTCGATAGTGACGGGAATCCCTATCTGCAACTGGCGCCAGGCGATACGCTGCAGGCGACCTATGCCACCGCCCTTACGTCCGCGACGCGGATTAATTTGATGATAAGCTGCGGTGAGTTCTGACAGGTTGTCTTGCACTATGGGAGTGTTCATGTTACGACGCGGCGTGCTCTGTCTGCTCCTCCTACTCACCAGCGGTTTGTACGTCCTGAGTGAGGCCCAACAACTCGGCGGGCGCATGCACCAGAGCAACATGCGCCTCAACAAATTGCGTGCCGGCACGCTCGGCAACTGCGGCACCAATAATTTTGTGAGCGGCTTTCGCCCCGATGGGACCGCGATTTGTGCCACGCTCTCCCTCGCCACGCTGACCGATGGCAGTGACGTCGTCAAGCTCACGGCCGTCCAACGCGTACGGAATAAGCAAAACGTTGCCCGCGTCGTGGCGCAGACCATTGTGTCCGGCCCGCCCAACAATATCACGCCAGACGTGGACACGACGGATATTGCCACCCTCGATGCGATCCCGGCTGACCTCACGATCAATGCCCCCGTCGGGACGGGCGGCAATCCTGAACCGGAGCAGGAGCTGGAATTTCGCTTCCTGTGTGCGACGTCGCGGGCACTGACGTGGCATGTCATTTATACGAACGAAAACGGGATTCCGCTCCCGACCGCCTGTCTCGGCAACGGATTCTATAACCGCATCAAGTATCGGTTTAACGCTGTATCGGCCAAATGGGGGCTCATTGCGACGACCGTGGGGGTCGGGCGCGGCCTGACGACGCTGGCAAGCAATGCTACCTACACGTGCAATCCCGCCCTGGCGGAGAGCTGTGAGATGCAAAACACGCTGACGGCCGGCACGGGCGTCACCCTGGCGATTACGGCCGGGACGTACGCCAACGGCACGAAGGTACTGCTGCGTATTCGGTGTACCGGGACGCAGGCCCTCACGCTGCCCACGGGCACGTTTCTCGGCTCGACCACCGTACCGCTCACGGGCCTGAGCTGTTCGTCCAATAGCTACTGGACGCAACTCGGGTTCATTTACTCCGGGGTCGATACCCGATGGCAATTGTATGCCTTTGCGAACTAAGGGAGCGACCATGCAACGACACGGCATGCTGAGTCTGGGGCTGCTGCTGCTCTGGGCGGGCCAGGCCTGCGCTGGCGCCGCGACGACGCTGACCGAGGCGCAGTATCAGACGCTCAAAACCTATATCACGGCCACGGCGGTCAATGAGTTTGCCGCCGATGTGGCCGCGGGGAATGACCAAAACATTGCGACGGCGATGAATCAACCCTTTACGCCGACCTTCCAGGTGTTTCGCACGTCCGTCGCGCGGCGCACGGTGCTCTTTGAAAAGTCGCCAGCCGGTACGAGCTTTCTCTTTGAAGGTAATGGCTACTTGACCTTAACCGTCCAGGAACTCATGACCTTCCATGACTTTTTTGATGGTCCTGGGGCGTTCATGGATCCTTCTCTGCCTAACGTCCAGACCGGGCTGGATGCGATTTTTAAGCTGCCTGGCAATGCCACTAACAATCGCAACCACATTAAGCAGCACTCGACGCGTGCCGTTACCCGCGCCGAGAAACTCTATGTCACCGGGACCAATGTAGGCACGGCCGCGGATCCGGGCACCCTCCAATGGGAGGGGCTACTCACCCATAACGACATTGCGCACGCGCTCCGGGGCATTCCGCTGAATTAGGAGATTCGATGTTGCCTTTGTGGTGGCGTAGACAAGGTTCGCTCAACCGACCATCCTCTATAGAGGCGTGTTGCAAGTACGAGACGCGATATCCCTGTAATCTCGGCCCATTCCGTTGTACAAAGCGTACGGCCATTGTACGTCAACAGTCGGTTTCTGCGCGTGTTGCGGGCCTGTTGCTTCGGTGTGGCCCATCGTGTGTTATGGGGGGCATATGGGCCATTCGTATCTGGAAAGCGGTCCAGGCTATGTTGGGGCGTTGGTCGCTTGCCCATGTCAGCAAAAAACTGCATAAACGATGTGCGCCACTGTTCACATACCGTAATGCCACGACCGCCGTACTCAGGAAAGTCTTGAAATTGCGGACTCAAGCAGCGTCGACGCATGGTTTTCCAGTGCCGATATTCGGGGCTGTTCGTCATACCATGTCGTCGGTTTTTAGCGCCAGTGATTTCCTTGCGCTTGCAGCCACAACTGGCGGTGCGACCGTTACGCAGCAGTGTGCTCAGAATGAGCTTGCGCGTTCCACAGGCGCACAGACACCACCATTGCGTTTGTTTGTTGCGGGCGTTTGGTCCGCGTTCAATGACGTGCAAGCGTCCAAACGGTTGTCCAGTGAGATCAATCAGCGGCATGGTGCCTCCTTACAGGCAAAGGGGAGTTGGTCAGGCTCTCGACGGGTAAGGCCATCAAGACTTAGGCTAGCAAGGCAACCTGACCGCTCTATTGTACCAGAAAGGATGGCCGCATGAAAGAACATAAGGGCCGCATCGCGGCATGGATACTCGTGGTACTGCTCCTCTGGGCCTCGCCGCTCTGGGCAGCAGCGACCTTTGTGTGGCTTCGGGGCGCCATCGACACCTGGATTAGCAATAATACGAACGTGACGAGTGGCAGTCGTATTCTCTCGGCGGCCATTACGCTGACGAGTGCGAACTACACCCGCGCGGACTGTGAGCTCAACGTCCCGAGTTGGAGCACGACCGTCACCGCGAACACGGCGGTGGTCGTCTGGCTGATTCGCCAAGCCGACGGCACCAACTACGAAGATGGCGATGCGTCGAACGATCCGGGCCGTATCCCGGATATGGTGTTTCCGCTGCGCAACGTGAGCAGCGCACAGCGCGTCATGATTCCGAACATTGAGTTGCCACGGGGGCTCTTTAAGGCCCTCCTCAAAAACGAGGGCACCGGCGCCACCATGCAGGGTGCGACCACGGTCTGGACGCTCAAATGTACGCCCTAT